GTTCTAGCATAAGAACCACCTGTAACTTCTGCGCCACCAGTACCTGTGTCTGTAGGGTCTGAGGTAAATAATGCTACATATACTGTAGCGGGTGATGTATAGGTTGTGTTGCGTAGAGTTGCATTTACAAGTGCGTTCTCTAAAAAGTTACTCATTTCTGCCATGATAATTCCTTATTGTGTTGTTACGTTTAATGAAGTACTAGGATATGTTCCACCAAGATCACTACTAATAATGTTACTAATTGCTCTGTCATACAAGGCAGACCACGTTTGTGTTCTTGCATCATTAAGTAGATAAGGTTCAGCTTCACCTAATGTTGCATACAGTAAAGCATCTTGGAAATAAGCTAGAAATAAATTGCTTGCTGTAGAGCTAGAGATAAAGGTTGGTTTAGCGTAATAAAGCATTTGTACTGTATATGTGCCATCCGGTGCAGGTGAGAATTGGAATTCTTCTGCGAGTATTGTAAATTTAGTAGGTAAACCAGAGTTTGCTATTTGACCATTACGAAAGAATAAGTCAGGTGATTGAAACTCTAAATTTTTAGGTGGGTTACCTGTAATATGTATTTCTTTAAGCTCTAAATAGTCAGAAGGTAAAGCGACTGTGCTATCACCACCTGTAGTAGCTGCTGTGGCTACCTTTAGCATTTGTCTTACTCGTAAGTCACGACTCATTCTATTTTGTGCTAGGTTTACGAAGTCAGGTATTTGACTGGTAAGGTCTGTCCTAGCTAAATAGTCTGCGACTACCGCTATAAAAGTCGTATATGAAGTGAATGCCATGTTTATCCTTTTTTAACAAAGAAGATACAACCATCAGGCATACCTACTTGTTTAATTATTGTGAATCTTAATTTAATTTTGTTTTCCCACCATGATAGTGGTTCTTGAATAAGGTGTGCATTACGCCCATCTGGTAAAACTTTAACAGCAGGTCCAGTATGTATAGTAAATAAGCCATATTTCATAGTGACTCGTTGTAGATCATCTAATACATTATCTAATAATTCAGGCTCTATATGCTCTAGCACGTCTATACAAGCCACAAACTCTGTAGGTTCAGGGGTAGATGCCCATAATTCATTACTAGGCTCATAAGCTGTGTATTTGACTTCTTCTTTAAGTGCATCTTTTAGCCTACATTTGCCTGCACCATAGTCTAATAGGTATCTTACTTTGTTTTCTTTTATCACTAGGTCTACAAGTGGTGCATAAGCTAAACTTGCTACACCATAGCCAGGGTTTTCATGCAGTTTTGCCTGCATTTCCCTATATTCGTCAGATATTAAGTTGTTCAATGACTTCTTTCCATGTTCTATCATCTTGGTAGATAAGCCTCATGTGTCTATACCAAGGCATACTTACTTGAGCATAACGCCATTGGTGATATTTAGGCACTAGACACCATGTTTTAACGCCCATAGCGGCACTACAATGTAAAGCTGTAGTATTGACCCCTATGACCATATTACATTCTGCTATCAGAGCTGCTATATCATCATAGTCTTTAGAGTCTGCAACAGAAGGGAAGTATTTAACACCTTCTAATGGTGTATCTACGTTGTAGTCTAGGCTTACTAATACTGTATCTTTAAGTTTTAATAGTGGTGCTATATCGTCTTGGGTTAGGTTACGACCTTTAGCATTAGTTCTAAATGTTCCACCTTTAGTGGTGATACCTATAACTGTTTTACCCCATGAGTCAAACAATGCTCGCCACATAATTCTTTTATCTTTATCTGCCACTAGATAAGGTGAGCCTGGGAAGTCTTTATTAGTATGTCTAAAGAATTGTGGTAATCCACCGATAGCCACTCTTGCATCAAAAGTAACTCCGTCTAACCATTCAACACTTTGTTCTTTACGAGTGCCATGCACTTCTGCTGTTGGAAAGCTACGTCTAAATAATGTTTCTAGTCTTTCATCACAGTCTATATAGACTTTCTTACTGATCTTAATAGCGTCTGGGATACATGATGCGTAGAATATCTCATCACCTAAACCTTGTTCACCATAGATAATTAAGTCTTTACCACTAGAACCATCCCATCTAGGTTCATCACCATAGGTGAGTTCTTTTCTAAACTTACCACCTAATGACTTGTTCCATTCATTCCATCCCTTATCCCATGCACCTGTAGCTAGGTAACTATGAGCTAGGTTTAACTGTGCGTGTAGTTCGTTAGGGTCGCATTCCAAAGCCATCTTTGCTGACTTCTCTGCATCTTCCCATCTTGATAACTGCACCAATGAAGCTGCACCATTAGCATAAGCTAGTGCATAAGTAGGGTCTAATTCTGCTGACTTTAAGAAGTATTTAATAGCATCATCAAACATATCTAGTTCATGGCAAGCACGACCTAGTGAAGTCCATAATGCTTTGTTGCCTGGTTGCTCTTGTAATGCTCTACGAAATAACTGATAAGCAAATGCTGGCTTATCACCCATGAGCCAAATGTAACCTAAAAAATTTAAGGTTGCTGCATCATTAGGATATATTTCTAATATGGTATTGATAAGTGGGTATGCGTTCTCATAGTCTTCTTTTTGTATGAGATCATGTATAGCAAGTTGTATCTGTTGTAATTCTTTTTTATCCATGCTTTGCTGTTGTAGTTTTTAGATATGGATAGTTAGTATTTATTTCTTTTATAAGTTCTTTTGTTTGGTGTGGGTTATATATATCTATACCCTTTTTCTTTAGTTCCATTTCCACTATAGTGGGAATAGTAGCGTAATGCGCCCATGATTCCTTAACGCCTTTAGCCCATGCTTCAGGGTTATTTCTTTTTTTTTGTATGTCATCTAATATAGCACTTACATCTTGAGTGTGTGTGAGATGTATCATATCTGTAATTGGGTCATAGTCAAAGTGCTGTGTAATACCTGTCACTTTGTCATAATCAAATAGTATTGGCATAATATAAATAATAGAGGGAGGATTAACTCCCCCTACTATATCACATCTTAATTACTATGCACCTGTGTTTTGCACTTTTGCGTGTGCATCTGGGTTATTAACAACTAAAGCATATTCTGTTGTTAAGAGCCAGTTTTGTGAGTCACCTGTTTTAGCAAGTTCTTCTTTAGCCATAGGGCGTAAAGTAGCAACACTAACATAGTTAGGGTCAACTGCTAATACAGCAGCATCACGCATGAAGCGATCAAGTTTCACAGTATGATTACCAAAGTCGCTAGTGTACATATCAGCAGCTCCAGTAATAGTAGCTTGTGAACTATCTCTTACATTATTAAACTTCGTTGTGATACCAGAAAAAGCACTAAAACGTGCTTTGTTAGTTGCACTCATAAGAACGAGTGTTGGTTCGCCACCATCTACCCATGCTAATTGTAATGCTGACTTTAAGTCTGCTTCTACAAATGTTGAAGCTGTACCATCTGTTGGAGCTGCAACTGTTCCACCTGAAAAGCCAGGTGTTGAACCTGCTGTAGAACCTGTTGCTAATACTCTGTTGACAATCCATGACTCAATACCTGCTGAAGTTCTAGCTGTACCTGCGCCACCTGCTGATGATGCTTGGTTACGAACTAACGCATATTCCATGTCACGTTTAAGTTCTTTACCAGCTTTCATAAGTTGATAAGCTACTTCTGACTTACGACCGTATTTTTTAACTACGTCATAAGTGCCAGAAATTTTAACAGTTTTTGCTGAAATTTGTGTATAGTTTCCTAACACAGTTGTTGCATTTAATGTTGCGTATGTACTATCAAGACCTTCAAGCTGTGCGTTAGCTGCGGCTGCTGCTAATGAGTCTGTTTGCCATTGATGGTAAGTTTGTCCTGCTGTCGTTCTTTTTGCTGTTGAAAGTAGCGGAGTATCTTCTGGTGAGATGTCAAAAATAACATCTTCAAAAGACTCTGCAATTCCCTTTCCGTTATAACTATTGGTTAAGGCTACTGCCATAATATTTCTCCTAGATCATCTGTTCGATAAGTTGTTGAGCAAATTCTTGTTTGCCAGTTGAGCGTAACGAATCACGCATCTTCTTCGCATTAGAACTTGCCTGCGTTTGTGTATCTTTTGAACCAGGTTTCACTACCGGCTTTGCGCTAGATACTTTTTTCTTTACACTAGAGTTCTGTTGTAGTTTGCGCCATTGCATAGCGTCATGCAGTACCTTAACGTGACGAGGGTCAACAATTGAATTGAGTTCTGCATCTGAAAAGCCATAATCCTTACCGGTAGATAATAGGTCTTGGGTAGTCTGTTGACTCCATCCTGGTATCTCTTTAGCTAAAGACTCTTTTCCTTTTGCGATCTTCTCTTGCATCAATTGCGTCTGCTTACTAACGACTTCCTGCTTTTTGGCTTCAAACTGTGAAACTAATGTGCTACGTTCTTGCTGTAGCTGGTTATATGTAAAGAAAAGTTTTTGCGCTTCTACAAAGTCACTATCAGATAACTGATTCCAATTCACGTTAGCATATTGGTTCAGTTGTTGGTCTAGTGCTGTAATTTGTGCTATTTCACCAATTAACATATTTTGTAGCTCAACTTGTTGCCTAAAGTTTTCCTCTTGAACCTTTATGTTCTGTGAGTATGCTTCAAGTTCCTTACGTTGTTCTGCTACTTCCTGTGTCTTCTTGGTGTAATCAAGTCCTTGTTGTGCTAGTGCTACTACTTCATCAAGTGGTTTTTCAATTTCCTCACCATTTACCTTTAGCTTTAGTAAGGCAGGCGTTTCCTCTTTCGAGTCACCTTCTTCTTCTGCTTGGTCATCTGGTGCATCTTCTGTTGCTTCTTCATCTGTAGTTTCTGCTTCCGCTTCTACTTCAGTTTCATCAGCTTCCACCGGTGGTTGTCTTTCCTCAACTATTACGTCTTGGTCTTCAACAGTATCCAACATAGCCTCTAAACGACTTTGTGGTGACTGCTCATTAGCTTGGTCACTCATAATATTTCCTTAAAAATAGACAATAAAAAAACTCACTAAAGTGAGCTTTAAGTAGGCTTGTCCTTACCTAAATATCTTTAACTTACTACTTGTTTGGATAGATGCCATCTTACCTGTCTGCATGACATCAGTAAGTTGCTTCTCTATTTGGTTTAATAATTGTAATGCGATCACTAGTCTGTTATGTGTTTGTTCATCACCTAATCCGCTAGTTCCCATAGCTTTGATGATGTTATCTTTAACAGCTTGCATAGCGTTGATGAATGCTGGGTTCTCTAATACGACACCTGCTTGTTCACCTAACTTAATTTCTTCTAAACTTTTATCTTTCATAGTATGCCTGCTTGAGCTTTAAGTTGTGCAATGGCTAGGTCTGTTTCAGCTTTCAGTTGAGCTTTAAACTTTTCTAACTCTGCCTGTGCAATAATCTTCTCACGTTCAATAATAATATCATTCTTACTACGTTCTTGCTCTTGCATCATTTGAGCTTGAGCTTTTTGTTGTTCTATCTGTAGCTGACCTTGCACCATGATCTCTGCTTCTGTAGGCTTTTGTTGCTGACCTTCTTGTTCAGGTGTATTAGCAGGATTAGTCCAAAATTCCTCTGGGTTCTTAAAGCCTGCATTCTGTGTCAGTTTAGCAAGTGCGTTGTATATCTTTTCAGGGCTAGTGATACCTATTTGGATAGCTTCTTTTTGCATCTGTAAGATAGTGGTTAAGTGCATAAGTTGTTGGTCTTTGTTACCTGCACCCAAGCCTACAGAGATAGACATATCTTTACGAGCTTTCCATTCTCTAGGGTCTACTTCTACCCATCTATTGCGTAGACGGATAATGTCAGGTTTAGTAAGGGTTGTTCTCACTAACCTATGGACTAATTGGAATAAGTCTTTGACACCTGTTTCTGCGAATGTTCTTGCGACTAACTCTATACGTTGTTGTGCTGCACTCATAATTTGAGCAACACCTGAAGCTGTCTTGTTTAGTGAGTTAGAGTCTAACCCTTGGTTATATGCTGTAATACCTGTTCTCTTTTCTTTCATAGAGTCCATATACTCTACCATTGAGAAGGTAGATGCAGGTAATGGTGGATGCTGTAATGGCATGATAGCTGAACCAGGCTCA